CCGAGGTGTACTCGATGTCCACGAAGCGACTGAGCCAGTTCGAGTAGCCAATCTCTCTGCTGATTTTTTCTTTGACTAGCTGGCCTAATCGAGCCATGGGGCCATTCCGTTCTAATAGTCAGGGCACCCGGCGAACCGGGTGCCCTGGTTCCTCTTCTCCTGCCTGTGATGAGTAAGATTAACGAGCCACGCTCCATGGGGGCTTGTTGCCGGGCGCACCGGCTGCCGCAACGGCCCGACGAGCAACGGGACGGGCTACGGGCGCAGGGGCCTGAACGACGGGCTCCTCAACGACCGCCTGAAGCTCTTCTGTCTCCGCTGCTTCAAGCTCCTCTTCGGTGTAGTTGTCGTCGCCGGGATCGTTCTCGAAGATTTCCCCGTCCGGCATCGCGTAGGCCGTAATCGGCTCATAGCCGGCGAAATCAATGATGGACCGCTCGCGCGGCCGTCCCTGATAGGTGCTCTTCTCGGTCACGACGGCACCCCAGACGCGCTGGCCGATGAAGTCGGCAAGCTTACCCGTGAAGGACTTGTTCTCTTTGTCATACATGCCGATGGCGTCGGCGAAGATGACAAACCGGGAGAGGCCCTTGCCGGCCAGCATGAGGCGGTCGGAGAGTACCTCACCCCGCATATCGCCGCCGATGCAGGTCAACTGCAACTCGGCGTACGGGACGCCGCCCTCGTTCATGCTCTGCGTCTTCTCGTTGAAGCGCGGCTGGCTGGCCTTCTTCTCGACGCCCGTAATCTCGAAGGGATGTTTCCCTTCGGGCCAGATGACGCCGATGCGGCCCGCTTCCGAGAGGTCGAGAGACATGACCTCATCGAGGTTGCCGGTGCCGCCGCTGCCGCGTGGCGAACGGCTGGCCCGCTCTAGCTCGGCCAGATCCCGCCTGTCTTGTTCTGTCAATCCGTCTTCCATGTTCGTTTTGATTCTCCTTGGTTAGGGTTGGGGATTGTGACACTTTTTGATGATCGTTGTGAGGTTTGGTTTCTCCCACTCGCCGATACGAAAGGAGCGGGACTTGGCTTTAACTTTTTGACTCACTGATTCGCGGCAGCGCAGGCGGCGAATGGTACGAATGGTTTTGCCACCCTTCGCATCGTCCTCCTCGCGCTCGATCACCGTCAGCCGGGCCATCAAATCGACATATCCTGGCAGTTCTTCTTCGATTCGGCCGCTCAAAGCAGGGCCGATACCGTGTTCATCTTCCCGTTCGTGGGCAAGGAAAATGGTGTGGCAGGGGAGGTTACGAATGAGGCGAACAATCTTTTGCACTCGAAGAAGAATGACACCCCAGTCTTGAATCGTGGGAATAGAACGTTCCGACGCGGACAGCATATCCGTCAGCAGCACGCGTTGAAGCTCCGTGAGATTGTCTACGACCACAGTGTTCCAGAATCCGGGGCTGGCCGCATTCTCGCGGGCCACGCGCTGTATCTGCTGAAGCATGTCGTCCATACTGCGGATCGGCTCGAAGTAGGTCTCCTTGGGGTTGAGACCGATCTTCTGGGCCATCTCGTCGGGTATACCTTTGAGACAGAGAAGCCCCTGGTCGCAGTCAAGAAAGAGGATCGGCGGGGGCGCTGTCGCTGCGGCTGTCGTTTTTCCTGATCCTGGCCTACCGTAAATGATACAGTTGAAATAATTGCTTACCGCTTCGTCGACAGTTTTCGGACGAGCAAACCGTTGTACAGCCTTGGGTGGCGCTGCGGCCATGGACGAATCCTCCTCGCGGTGATGATTGAAGACTTGGGATGGGTTGGAGTAGAGTGGAGTGCGGTGATTACAGTTTATCTGAGGCGCGGGCGATTGTCAAAGTCCGAGCACACAAAAACAAATCGGGCCTGACGTAAACCGTCAGGCCCGTTCGTATGCTATGCTCTGCTCGGCTTTGCTATGGAGCGGTTCGCTTTGCTCGGCTCTGGCGAGGTACTCATGATTATGCACAAGTTATGCCAAAACAAGAGACCCCCGACCGAAGTCGAGGGTCTTTGTATGCTTTGCTATGCACCGCTCCGCTCCGCTTGGCTTCGCTATGCAGTGCTGTGCTGTGCTTTGCTAAGTTTTTCGGCCTCCCCATTACACGACGACTTGTCACGTCCGTTGGTTGGGTTACAGGGAGGAGATGATCTCCTCCCTATTTGCTATGCTTCGCTGCGCTTTGCGCTGCACTGCAGCGCTTAGCTCCGCCGGGCTGTGAAACGATGACAGTTTACGCCGCCTTCTTTTCGCTGATCAAGGTTCCTAACGTCTCCTTGATCGACTGCATTTCTGCTGCCTGATCCATCACCTTCTTTTCCAAAACAGACACGTTCGTATCCGTAACCGTTGTCTTTCGGGCCACCAGTCGCAACGTCTTTTCCTGACGTGCCTGCCGCTCTTCCAGACGATGGATTGCCGCCTGCTGCGAGCGCACGGTCATCGTCAGGTTGTCGAGCCGCTTGGCCTCTTCGTGGGACAACTGATTACGATCCGCCGATTCGAGTGTCTCTCGGGTGCGGCGAAGCTGGCGGCGAGCCCGCTCGTGGTGACCGCGAGCGATGCCTTCATGCTCTTCAGCTCTGACACACCGATAGCCGACATTAGGAATATTCTTCAACGTGCGCTTTTTCTCTTTGCCGAGCCGCCGCATTGCCACGTATAGACAGGTTCGGTTACGTTCGATTGACCCATCAATAGCCGCATTCAGAACGCAATAGGGAACTGTTTCGTCGATGGCGAGATTCTTGATGACCTCATACACGAGATCACTCTTCGACATGTAAACAGAGTCTTGCGTTTGTTCCATAATTAGTCCCTCCTTGGTTGCCACTTACTGCTTAATCTTCTTCACCGTCGCTGTATAGCGTCCGTACCGGGGTCGATAGCCCCCGATTCCGCACAGTCGTCCTGCCGTCTTGACGGATTCTTCAAAGGTTGTAAGGTCAATCTGTTCCGTATCCAATTCTACCTCGGCTCGAATACTCCATGACTGGAATATCGGGCGCGTCTTCATTAGACGCACTTTCTTTTTTCCTGTTCCTTGACCCACAGCCGTAGTAAATCGAAAGTTCTTATCATGAATGAATTCGTCAATATCGCGGGAGCCCTTATAGTTCACGGGAATGATATCCGTAAGTACGATAACTCCAGTTTCGACTTTCGGCCCCATCCCTTTTTTGAACTTAATGGCACCTTCTTTAATAGACGCCATCAAATTATCACCAGGGAGGTAAGGACCAGCGGCATCATCATAATACATGTAGATTTCAAATTCGAGATCGGCGATGTCGTTGAGTTCCTCCAGCGTACGACCTTTCGACCCTTTGCCCGTCAGTTTGTCAAGCTCCTGCACGAGTTCGTCAAACTTGTTGACGGCGCGGGCGTTCGCCATGATCAAGGGATGGGTTCCCGTTAACTCCACAGACAACAACATTTTAGGTACCTCCGTTTCAAAAGTGTGGGGAGGAACTCCTCCCCACCTGCGCTTTGATATGCTACGCTGGGCAACGCTCCGAGCTGCTGGGCTAAGATGAGCGCCGCTGCGTTACGACTAAAGGAGTTGCAAGATCAATGCCATTTGAGTGAACTGACCCGAATCCTTCCACCAATAAAGTATCGGCAAGATTCTGCTTTCTCTTTAGGGCGGACAGCACCTCAATATCGATGCTCTTCTCGCAGACCAAATCGATAATCCTGTACGGGCGCGTTCTACCCATCCGGTGCCCGCGTTCTAACGACTGCGCCCTGTCAAGAAAACTGTATGAATTTGTGTGGTAAATCATCTCGTCGGCACTTGGGAGATCGAATCCCAACGCGACCGCCTGAATCTGGCACACAAGAATCCGCATCCGATCCTCACGGTTGTTGAATCGAGTTTGATACCTCCGCCGATCTGTGGTCTTCACAGAACCGTCGATGAAGGCGAAGTCCTCTTCCTGCTTGAGACCCACCGAGTCCAGAGCCCGGCAGATTAACTGAATTTCGTCGCTGAACCGGCACCACACGACGATCTGAACGTCGGTGTTCGCCATCGCTTCCCGACAGTAATCTGTCAGCCATTCAGTTTTAACGCTGGTGATGGGAACGCAGCGCGACCGCTCGCCGCTATCGTTGTCCATAGGGAACAGGCCAGCACTGATTTGTTGCAGTCGGGTCACCTGCACGAGCGCGTTCGCCACGGAGAGTGTTCCGACCGTTCCGTCCTCCTGAACGAGGCGAGCATAGAGGTCCTTCTCCAACTGATCGTAAAGCTTGCGCTGCTGGTCGCTCATCTTCAGGTTGACGACCTCGTAGTTCTTCTCCGGCATGTTTTGCAGCGTGGATTTCGTAACGCGGTAGGCAAGGCTGTAAAGCTTTCCGATGAAAGACCCGATCTGCATGGGGTTAAACCCGGTGAACTCGTTTCCGCTGAACCCGCCCAGCAAGAAATAGGTGCGCATAAACGCCCAGTAAGAGCGACCAAAAAGCTCGGGTTCGAGGAAACGATAGACGCTCCAGAGGTCACCGGGCGAATTCCCGAGCGGCGTCCCACTCATGGCAATCCGCAGTCGCGATGCCGCCCCAATGCGGTGCGCCGCCTTGGCCATTTGGGAGGTTCTCTCTTTGGCGCGAGTCGATTCATCCAGAATCGTCATCTCCGGTTTCAACCGGATCAGGGCGTCTTGCAATCGTGACAAGGACTCCCAGTTAAGGACGAAGACAACCGGCCGAGCAAACATCTGGGTGCCTCGGGTCACCTCGTCAATGGACGCCGCTCGCGCCTTCATCGAGCATCCAGTAAGCAGGCGAATCTCGAAGTCCCCGCAGATGCGTTCCAGCCAATCCTTCCACTGCAGGATGGTGGAGTTCTGGACGACCACGACTGCAGCGCGATGGCAGTGATAGCGGATCATGTCGCAGGCGAGGCGAGTTTTTCCTGTGCCTTGTTCCATCCAGACTCCGAATCCGCCAAAGCCTCGCGCAAATGCCTCGCACGCCACTGCGAAAGCATCCACCTGATGCGGAAAGGGCTCGGGCTCTCCTTCTGGCGTCGGCGGATACAGGTGCGCATACTGCCGCGGCGCAGCCAGCATCTCGTTTCGCAGCGCCACGTACTCGTCGGTCGCTTCCTCGACGCGCCCCACCGTCTCGATGAGGAGGACGTTCGTACGGTTCGCGGGCAGCGCGAGGCAATCCCACTCGTACCAGCGCCGCGCTCCCGGCACGCCGCCGAGAAGGGCCAGTTGCTTCTGGCCGCCGGCATAACAGAGCATGGGGTTTCCGACAGCATCCGGGGCCACGCCGACGCGGTTGACAACGGAAACACCGGGGTCCTGCAGCGGGACAGGGGCCTGCGGGGAGAGGAGGGTCGCCATCACCGCGCGTCGTCGGCCGCGTAGGGAAACAGGGAGCTGCTGGCGAGGTTGCTGCGAAGCTTCTTGATCGCCCGGCCCTCGACGTGGCGCACGCCTTCCCGCGACATCTTCAGTTCCGCGGCCAGATCCTGCAAAGTCCACACGCCGCCATCAGCAAAACCGAACCGGCGCTCGATGACGAACCGCTCCTTGGCCGACAGACCCTCGAAGGCATCGACCAGTTCGGCATTCATCGCCGAACGGAGGGAGTTATCTTCCGGGTCGATAGCGGCCGGATCGGGAAGGATCTCCACGAAGGGAGTGTCGACGTCTTCGCCCATCAATACATCCAGCGACAGGGGGTCCGTCCCCAGGAAGGCCAGAGCCTGTACCATGTTGCGCGAGAGGCCCGTCTCAATCGACAGCTCTTCGATGGACGGGGACCGCTCCAGCCGCCCTTCCAGTTCTCTCTCGGCCTGATTGATCTTCCGCTCCGCGTTGCAGCCATGGATGGGGAGACGGATCATCCGGTCGTTCTTCTCGATGGCTCGGACAATCGCCTGGCGTATCCACCACGTCGCATAGGTACTGAACCGGAAACCCTTCGTTCCATCAAACTTCTGGATAGCCGTCAACAAGCCGATGATCCCCTCCTGGGCCAGGTCTTCGTAGACCATGCTGCGTCCCCGATAACGCCGGGCGATGGACATGACGAGCCGCAGGTTCGCCTCCATCATCTGCCGAAGGGCTTCCTCGTCGCCTTCCTGGGCGCGGCTGCAAAGCCGCATTTCATCCTCTTTGTTCAGGAGGGACCGGCCACAGGGATAACTGGTCGGGATTGACTGCACGTTCCGTTCATGTGGCTCCATCTCCGATCCATCGTCCGGCAGCGTGTCTTCCCAACGCAGCATCCTTGTTCTCCCTATTTCAGGTCGGCGGTCACGCCAATCGCTTGCAGGCGCCGCATCGCTTCTTCCAGATACTCCCGGTTGATGTCAAATCCGATGAACGATAGACCCAGATTGGCCGCGGCCCAGGCCGTCGCACCCGTGCCACAGAACGGGTCGCAGACAACGAACGCCGAGCCATTCTCAGCAGGAACTCCATGCAGACGAATACAGGAGTCCGGAAGCGTCTCCGGGAATTCGGCGGGGTGAACACTCTTCTCCTGCCGCGTCTTATAGGGGCGGTACCAACAATTTCCTCGACAATGAACTTCACTCTGCTTGGCGCCTTCCCAGCGATGCAAATTCGAGGTGTCCGCGTACGGGACGCCCATCGCCATCCGGTCAAGTGCGACTTGCCCTGTCTTCGTCAGATGGAAGATGAATTCATGACACTGGTTCAGGTAACGAGGGCTGTTAATCGGTTTGTAGTGGCCGACAGTTTTACCATCGATGGCGATAGACTTGATCCAATGAATCGTGTTTTGTAGGACGAATGGTTCGCGCAAGCTGTTCAGAACATCATAGGGAATCCACGGATCAGAGGGCTTGCCCGCGATGTTCAAGAACAGACTGCCATCCTCTTTGAGGGCACGTCTCGCGGCCAGACCCCACGTCGCCATGTTAATAAGGTATTCGCCACGACTTTCGTTGTCCTTGTGTTGGCCGTAATCAGTCCCGACATTGTACGGGGGCGAGCACACAATAACATCTATGGAACCTGCGGGGCAATTCAATAAACCTTGGGTAGAATCACAGCATCTGAACTCAATTGATGCTCGTTTACCCATTAGGATTACCAAAGTTAAGATAACATTCCTCTCCGAACAACCTAAATGCTACACGATCATAAGCAATCGCTGCTTCCTCGGGTGTTGTGAAACTACCGATATATATCTTCCTCTGGCGGTGCTTAATCTGGGCGATCCATTTTCTTTCTCTCGTTGCCCAAAACACACCCTTATACTTGCCCGTCATCGGACCGGAGACATGACCATGATGTGTTTGATGCTCAACGGCATCGATAACCACTAGATTTTGTCTACGATTATCAAGTTTGTCTCCTGATATGTGATGAACTTCTTGTCCAGGTTCAGGCTTCATGATTTCCCTGTGGAGATAAACAATATGCGATTGCCTCGATGCTCCAGCAACTCGTCTTACCACATATCCCACGCGGGCTCGGCACCATGAGTGACGCTTCCAACGTTCGTAAATGTCCAAGTCTACTTGGGTTAAAAGCCCGTGTGGCAAACTAAAGAAATAGACATCCTGCAGCGTCGTTTCCATTATCACACGTCATCCCTCCGGGGCGACGACAGGCATGAGGACCTCGAAGTAAGCGCCGTCGGAAGGGAACAGGCTAACGGGCCGCTTTGCCGATTGGTACGCAAACGTCACCGTATCGCCATCGAACGCCTGCAGGGCTTCTAACAGCTGATCGGCGCGGAACCAGATCGACATGCCTTCGGGAGGCGAGGTATCACAAATCTCCAAGTCCTCTCCGCTCTCGCCGAGATCTGATGCGTGTGCAGAGAGAAACAGAGTTCTCCCGGCCACCTCCCACTTGATCCGGTGGGCGTCATCGCGGGCCACGATATCCATTCGCTTCAGGGCCTCGATCAAGGGGTGGCGAGGAACGATCACATCATGCTTGTTGTCACAAACCAGATCGATGACCTTATCGATGTTTGGGAACTGGCCCGCCAGCAAGCGGCTCTTGACGGTGTAAAGCCGGGTTCGAAACTCGATCTGCTGTTCATCGACCCGCACCTCAATCTCGTCCTCCTCGTCGTCGGAAGCAAGAAAATGAAGAATTTCGGTCAGCGTCCGTTTGGGAATCAAGGCGCTGAACTCGCGACCTGTGTCACCCTCAAAGCCAATGTCGTACACCGCCAGACGGTAGGTGTCCGTAGCCGCAATTCGTGCGCCATTGCCCTTTACCATCAGCAGGGCGCCGGTCATTCCCGTCCGAGTTTCGTCTTTGCTGACAGCGTGAAGGACCTTCGCGAACATATCCCGCAGGAGGCTGACGGGCAAAATGAGCCCTTCCCCATCCTTTGTTTCCGAAAGAGACGGGAACTCTGCTGGATTGATTCCGTAGAGCTTGTGACGACTGCGAGCACTCTTGATCTGGACTTGCAGGTTCTCGTCTGCGGTGATGGTGACTTCCGGTCCAGCCGCAGCGCCGACGATTTCCAGAAACTGGCGGGCAGGAACAGTCACTGCTCCGGGTTCCTGAACGTTGCAGCCCAGACAGCACGTTATCTCAAGATCATAATCAGTGGCCGTCAAAGTCAGCCCGAGATCGTTGTCTGTGGCAAGCTTGACATTCTGGAGGATGGGGATAGGGGATGTTTTCTTCACCCCTCGGGCAGTGAGTTTCAGAATCTCTTTTAGGTGTTGTGATTGGCAGGTGATTTTCATCGTTTATTTTGATTGAGTTTAGAAGGATCCGGAGACTGCATCGTCTTGGTCAGGTCTAGCCACCAACCCAACAGTTCATTTAAGCAGTCCGGACAAATCCAAAACATTCCGTTTTGCCAATGGGTCTTCCACCCTTCCCACGGATAGGATACGAGATTGGACCTCAACTGCCCGCAGCGCGCGCATCTCATTTTGGCGTGACCTTCTCTTCAAGTCGATCCGCTATCGCCATGCACCGTCGGCACAGCAGGCTCACTCGTGTCCAGCGCCAGGAGGGTGTCTCGGTCTCCAGTGGCTCGCGCAGCGCCGTCTGCAGCGCGAAGGTCAGCTTCGACACCAGCGCGTTCTGCAGCTCCTCAATCGAGCCCAACTCTGCGGGTTTGCCGTCGCTGTCCCATTCGTCCGGAGGAGGAACGGGCTTCGCCGTCAGGGCCACGGGGGCGCTGCGCCCTGTTGGCTTAGGAGCCGCCTTCTTGGGAGGCGAGGAACGCCGCACAGGTGGCGCCGAACAATCTATCGTTAACTCGTCATGAATATTGGACATAAAAAAAGAGGAGGAGAGAGCACTTCTCCTCCCCGAACAAAAGGGATATGCAATGAGGAAAGGGCAGAGCCCGGCTTGATTGCCGGAGGAAGCGCCCAGGAATCGAACCTGGAATGCCGTCGCATGAGCTGACCAAAGCCCGTCGCTTCAAGAAATGGGAGGATTTCGCCTCCCAAAAGGAGATTGATTATGATCAGATCGGTTCCACGTTCCCCTTTCGGGGAAGGAGCGGGCTGGATTTGAACCAGCGAGTGCGTTAACATGCGGCTGCCCGGCCTAGTTCACGCTGACAAATGCACATCAGTACCGCTTACTGCCGCTCCGTAATCAATAACTACCAGGGCCGTTGTCTGTAAACGGTTTCTGGCAATTCAACAGACAACCAGCGATCACCGCAGTCAGGACATTCATAACGACCGAACCGCTGATAACTTTCTAGGTGGCGCTCGATGGCTATCATTTCTCGTTCTGGATGGCGACAAAACATCCTTCGGACCACCCCGTGACAATACGAAATGAGTCTACGCACCGTCCATTTTCCTTTTAATCAGGGCTGTCGCCCCGAAGCGACAGCCCTGCTTGCTTCTCCAGGCGTGAATTGTCCTAAACATGCCTCGTTTTTAAATGAATGCTACTTCATCGCATCACCTCCGGTTAATCATTTAATGGAGCGTTCTGGAGCCGACCCAGATGATCTCCCTTGCTGCAGTTCAGTTCGATCAATGGCATCCCGGCATCAGGGATAGGTGCCCCTAAACCATGCGCAGTCCGTCTGCGCTAACGCTCCAAACAGGGGCGAGTAGCAACGGCTTCTTGTTTCTTGTCCACCGCCCTCAGAGACCGGGGATCAATCCGGCTAGTCTGCATACCTCGCGAAATATGCTTCCCCTGTAATGGAAACCGCGCCTCCATATCGGCCAGATTCTCCCCGGATGGCCGGGATACTGCCGCCTCCTTTGGTTTGGCTTCCAAAGGCCGGCGAGGAATCGAACCTCGCGAATACCAGTCGGCCTTCTACGTCTAACGGCTAAAAAATGCCGTGCGTTCCGTACTTGATCGCAACGAAAACTCGGTCCACGTCTTTGGTGAGGTGCTTGTCATACCAACTGGAGAGCGTAAACCCGCAACCGAGATCCCAATCCGCACCTGCCTGAAACTCATTCTTGGCGTCGAAGATCGTATTCCATCCGCCGACGGCGTGCATACCAGAGATGAACGGATGGAGGCGCGGCAAACTGGCGATGACGTTATTCAGCTTCAACATCCCGCCGAATTCCGTCGTCCGGTAATTATCAACATAGCCATCCCGGCTGCTCCATAACGGCGAACGGAGAACGAGGGTCAGATCATAACTCATCGGCTTCGAGTCCGCCATCGCCGTCTGCGTAAACGCGCCGCACATCAGGAAGAACAGCCCGCAAACAACCGCAACAAGGGAAAGCTTCAAAACAGTCTCCTTCTAATCACGCAACATCCTGTTTCTGCCACGATCTATATTTGTGGGCTAGAGGGTACCGCCCCCTCGTCTTCCGGCAGGGAGTCCGGACGCTTTCTTTAAGCTAGTTGCCCAAGAAATGACCCGCCTCGCAGTGGGTCAAGATGAGGTTCACAGGATCTTCAAGGTGTCTACATGCACAGTTTATAAGAGGCAACGCGTTTTCGTCAAAGTTGGAGGCGACTATTTTGCGTTGGGCAGGAAATGTCCCTCCCAAGGACCGCCCCAGCCTTTCTTCCAAAGGTATAACGCATGATCGCGCGGCGGCGTTTTGCCGTTGTCGGTCCAACTGATGCGCTGCGAGTACTGCGCGTAAGAGTACAGAGGGTATTCTTTGAACAAACCGTCGCGCCGACCCTGCGACGTCAGGAAAGTGATCGGCAGGAGTTGCATTACGTAGCCGCCATCACGGACCCGCTCCAATCCAATGCGAACCGCTTGCTCGGCAAGGCAATAGGGAGGATTGCCGATCACGATATCGAACGGCTGAGCCGCATAACACTGATTCCACTCCTGCATATCAATGATAGACCACAGGCTATAGGAAGCCGGTTTTGTTACCCTCCTAAGTTCTACCCCGTGAATGAACGCCGAGGGCCAGTGCTCACGCGCAGCCTCGCCCCACGCGCCCTCTCCGGCTCCCAGATCGAGGATGCGCCAGGGGCGCTTGCTGCCGGCGTCCCACGTCCAATCGGAGAACAAACTTCCGTCGTCGACTTGTTCTTTCAGAAACTGAAGGGCGACTTCCACTACGGCTTTGGGGGTGAGGTAGACATCGGATTCGGCGCGGGCGGGTAGTTTCCCGTTGTTAGGACACCATACTCCACCGGTAAGGACAGCGTGATGGTCGGACATGTCTTCTTTCCGCAGGCTATCGCCGCCAGATAATCAGCGCGGACGTTCTCTTTGGTCGTAGCGTGCCCCTTCACCCATTTTATTCTAAAACCACCGAATGATCGGATTAATGTCCTGGTTGATAGAATGAGACTGCGGTTGTACTTCAACTTCCAAGTGTAGTCCGTAAGAGCGCCTACCACATACTGCGAATCGCAGACGACAAGAACGGAAAGCTGGCGACGGTCGGTCAGGAGTTCCAAGGCCGTCTTGACCGCTAGTATCTCGGCTTTCTGGCTCGTCCCTGTCCCTAAAGGGATGGCCCACTCCTGTCTGAACTCTTCGCACAGGGCCACGATGCCGGCGCCGATGGCGACCGGATGTTCGCGAGAGGAGGCGCCATTACAGCCGCCATCCGAGAAGATTACGACTTCTCGCATTGGCACTTGACGTCCCAATAGCGAAGACGCGCCCGTGCAATGGCGCAGTAATCCTCATTTTGCTCGATTCCCACCCATCGGAAACCTTCAAGAAGAGCGCCGCAGCCAAGGGAGCCACTTCCAGCGAATGGGTCCAAGATCATTCCGCCAGGCGGAGTTATAAGGCGAGACAACCATCGGGCGAGTTCAATCCCCTTTGGCGTTGGGTGGTTATTCTTGACCTTGATTGGAGCAAATCTGGGCTCGTTTTCAAGACCGCCAGGATTGACCCGATTCAGGACGGCAGTCGGCAAATCCTCACAGCCAACCTCGCGCTCGGAACGCGAGGGTTTCGCCTGATAGCGGAACGTCGGAAAGAATCGGGAGGCGCCGCCGAAGTCACCGTAGTCTGTGAATGATAGATCAGCCATCAATCCACCTCCTTGACTTACCGATCCTGATTTGGTTTCTCCTGATCCCTTACGCGTCTTGCCTGAACTCTTCGTTGCACCACTCTGCCGGTCCAGCTCTGCCACCGGGCAATCAGCCGAACAGGCCTCCTTGCAGTCGGCACTGTGTGAGAGCAGAAGGTCGGGAGGCCAGCGCCCCTTATCGCCACATCGCTCTTGAATCTCCTCCGGGCTCATGTCGTGGATCTTGAACGTATCCTCGCCTTGATAACCCTTACTCCCCTTGGCCCCGCTCTCGTGCCAACCAGGCACGTCGTCGGCGTCACGGTGAACGCGGCAAGCATCGATGTTCAAGCTTCCGGTCGAATGCTTGAGGACGTTGCGGGCGATACTTGATTCCGAGAGGGGCTTTCGACAGAGAATCCAGTGCTCTGTGGCCGGCTTAATAGCGGTTCCAAATCCCTCCCAATCCCTTGCTGATTCGGTCTCTGGAGCGGTGTGGGCATAGACCCCTCCTGTGGCAACCTGTCGTGCGTGCCATGGGCGTGGATTATCGCCGGCAAACGCAAGAGCCGCACCTCCCCGTCCGTAACCGACAACTGTTTTTCGCTCGGCTCCAGCCATTCGGTCCAGCGCCTTGGAAATATCGGCCGATTTGGGAAAGCCCGATCCGAAGTGATGATGAACTACGGTTCGAATTTCCCAGCCTGCGTCCTCCAAAGCCATCGCCGTCCAATGTGACGTCCGCGGCAACGCCCAGACGAAAGCATGTCCTCCTGGCTTGACTACTCGCCAGGATTCTTTCATCACCTCGGTCATAAACGCAATGAAGTTCCCTCGCTCTGATTCGCCGTATGAGTGCGGAGCGTGCTCCGACGTGCGGCCGAAGACGTTTTCTCGTCCCACATCTTTCGGGTTGTGTCGCCTGCGGAAGCAGTCCCAATCTGCCTTTCCCGGCATAAACGCAATGCCAGCCGGCGGGTCTGTAACCATCGAGTCTACGTAGTTGTCGGGGCACGTTCTCATCACTTCGATGCAGTCGCCCTGGATCACTGACCAGCGAAAGGCTTCTTCCTGAACAGTCTCCTCATTCTCCACCGGGTCAATCTCGCATTCTTCCATGCAGCCTATTCCCATGGACGTTTCGTCAACCGCGAGTACGCCGCGCCCAATCCGCGCCGCATTCGCTCGGCAATCACGCGGCCGAGGCAGCCAAAATATCCTGGCCCGTCAACGATATTGTCGAGACCGTGGACTCTGCTTTCCCGGCTTATCTTCATCAGGTTCAGCATCATGGCCACGTCTTCGGGGACATACTCTGCTTCCGGCTTCAACAAACCGCGGGCCTGTCCCCACGTCGTCCAGAACTCTGCCGTTGTGGCGAAATCGTCGATAGGATGACCATACGTCTTGTTCCGGTCTCCGAAGATGAGGTTTTCCGCACGATAGTTTACACTGTCGTACGCTTCAATAAGCTTTTCTTCTTCCGCTGCTGTATCACGCTCATTGTTTGGCATTGTCGTCTCCGTCAACGGCAAGATAGCCCCACTGATAAGCCCGCACCATGAGTCGATGTCGCGAATTCACGTTGAACTTCCCACACAAATGATAAATATGGGACTTCACCGTATGCTGACTCACGAATAGAGCGTCGGCCACCTGCGCTACTGTGTCGTGCTCCAACAGCTCATTCAACACCGCCCGCTCTGCAGGGCTCAGTTTGACGATGTTCTGTATTTGCTGCATCCTGTATCCTTCGCTTTAATCGCATTTGCAGATCCCGCTTTTGTCGCTCCCGCGCCAGATTCAAACAGAGAAGACAAATCAGGGTTCGCCCCAGTGGGCGCATCATCTCGACATCATAGTCATCGCCGCAGGCGCCGCAGCGGGCATAGCTGATATCTTTGCCGGGCCGATAGATGCCGCGCGGAACGGGAGGTGGCTTACGCGGCATAGTGTCTCGCTCCTAAGCTCGGATGTTCCATCTCGGTTCGCACCGCCGTCTCGTCAATCTGATTCGGGCTGCGCCCCATCAATAGTAAACGGATAATCGCGGTAAGTTCTGCCTGATCAATCATTTCTGATCCTACCACATGTTGCTCTTTTCTGCCTTGAAATAACGTTTTCAGGGTCGCTGTCTGGCGGCTGCCGCGTTTCCACAAGAGGAGATTGATCGCCACCGCCAGGTCAAGGGCCAGGTCCCACCGGCGCAGTTTCAACGCAGCCAAAACGGGGGCGCCTCCGGCAACTCCAGACCCGGCTTGAAGCAGAGATGATAACCCTCCTCGTTTGGATCAGGCGTTCCCTGCCGGCGCTGCTTCTTGATCTCTGCGACGAGCTTGTCGTTGTAAAGGGAGAGCGCCACCGACTGCTCCCGGCATTTCATCTCCCAGAGTTTTGTCGCGTAGGCGGAACGAAGGGCGGCGATAGCTACCAGCTCGTCGTCCCCCGACCGCTCGGCCGTCAGTAGCTCCACGCGCGCCTGCGCGTGCTCAACGCCCGCACTGCGGGCCAGATCACAGGCGATGACGTACTCCTTTTGCGCCTGTTCGAGTGATCGCATCATGTCGACTCTCCTTACGTTGATTAAAGTCACTTCGAAGCGATAATAACGTCTAAGGAAATACCGAATGACCCTTACTATTTCTGACCTTAGCGAGGGTCCAGATGATTC